CCTGCCCTGCCGGATAACCGGTTGATGCATTACTCTACCCATTCAACCCGCAAGCGGGAATTGAGTTACACCACAACGGATAGAGCACTGGACGCCCGGATGGCATTAGTCGCGTCTTCCGGATTTAGCCTTGTTCAATGCTCTTTCCTGTTGTGCAGATACAAAAAAGCCCCAGCTGGATGCCGAGGCTCGTTGATTATTTATCCTCAAGTTTCTTACTTGAAATCAAACCACTGGTCATCACAAATCCATTTTCATGACCACAGTAAGGACAAACTATTGTTTCTTTTTCCTTCCCACCCGGATAGCCGCCACTATGCTCCCAGTAAATGAATTCCTTTTTGCATTTCTCATTACTGCAAACCGCATTACTCATAACCACCCCTTCCCTTTAGTTACCAGGTATTTTCTTACCATGAAGGAGTAATTAAGCGAAGAAATCACGGGACACAAAACAAAAAACCCAAGGCGTAAACCTCGGGTTTGAATTCTTTGTGTCGACAATCAAAGCTATGGCGACGATATCAGATTTACATGAAATATATGCGTTTCAGTTCGGTTTTGCAAGACTTACATCTAAATTTGTTGCCTTTTGTTGTGAACGTGATCGCGTTACTGAGATAAGCGCACCGCTATCGAGTCGCTTAAAGCTGTTACGCATTGCCAGCCAGTGAGGCAGATACGTTTCCGTCCATGTGGATTTCGCTACGCCTGCCAGCTCTGCCAGCGCCTGATATTCGTAAGTCTCACGGCCCGCCAGCTCTGCCTTAACGTCCTGCGCCGCCAGCCAGATCAGTTTCTTCAGGCGCTCCATCGTCTTGCCGGCCACCTTCTTCGCGCCGAGCTGCTCCCGGAACTCTGCCCACGCCCACTGGGTGATAGCCACCTGGTACTCGAAGCGGATATTCTCGCTGTAGTTCCACAGCAGCCAAGCTTTCTGGTGGTCCTCCAGCGACAAGACAGCGCGGCGCCATGAAGCGGTGCCGAACTCAACCGGGCTGACTAACGCGATAGACGATCCCTTGGCGCGGGACTGGCTGCCGCTCATCGGCGGCCCGTCCGGGCTGACCATGCGCTGCTTATCCTTGTCGAATACCTTTTTCCGGCCCCGGCTGCGCGCTGTCGCGGTGAATTGCGCGTTCTCGGCAAAAGCTACCAACTGCCCTTTCGTCGCACCGCTGAGGTCTGCGGTCGCCACAATGAGCTGCTGACGTACGTATTCCAGTTGCTGACTGTTCATGCGGCTTCCTTCTGTGGCTGGTTGGTTTTGGTCTGGCTATGCTTTGCTACTGGCGGCGTGCTGGGGCGCTTAACGGTTTCTGCCTTGGACCGCAGGAAGTCTTTGGGG